ATATAAGTAGAGTGGATACAATAACTAAACATGAGAAAATATAAATGGATAAGCTATATATAAAACTTATACCGAATGCTGACAAACAGCCGGGTGATAATCGACCTAGCTTTGTAGCACCCATCAATCCTAAATCTCCTCCGGGTAAGACATGGAGATTGTCTGCTAACATCAATGGTGTTTGGTATAACCAAGCTGCCTTTGATGATACAGAGGAAGATGGAACACCGACTGGTGGCTTGAATGTTGTATTAACACCACAAGATAATGCACAATCAGGACCAACTGGAGGGGGTAAGCAACAGTCTTTCACAGGTTATAAAAAACCTTTCAAAAGAACTGGAACTTATGGTAGTAATCAAAGAAGATCATACTAATCTACGAGAACTATGATCTGCTCTGAGGCGAGGTTTTAGCCATCCCCTTGGCTTCCTTTCAAATCGTTGTTTTTCCTCGCCTCTTAGCTAAGTAACTTTATGAATAAAAAGAATTTACAGAAACAAATTGGTGGTTCACATTATAAGGATAACTTTAAAATCCAACCCATTGAATACATACAAGCTAATCGTATGCAATTTGCTGAAGGCTGTGTGATTAAGTATGTATCAAGACACTCGTTTAAAAACGGAAAAGAGGATATACTAAAAGCCATACAAAACCTAGAATTTATATTGGAGAGAGACTATAATGATTGACAAAACGGCTAAAAATGTTGTAAGATACAAACATGGCAACGCAAACTTTACTTACATAGAAAAGTTTGATGATGCTGAGAAGGCTGCCAATCCTTCAAATGAAGGTGAGTTGGTAGAAGTGAAAGTCAATGAGATTAAATGGGACTTTACAAAAGTGAAGGAGGAAAATAATGGCTCACGATCTAAGAAAGATCAAGGAGAGTCTGCAAAAAGTAAGGGACTTACAGAGAAAGAAAAGTGAACTGTACGTCAAGCACTTACATAAGGCTAACAAATTAAAAGCTGAAAGTTATAGCTTACATTTGAAAGTCGCAGACTACGAAGACCAGTTAATGAGAGCTTAACTCTTATTAACAAAAAACAAAAACAACTAGAAAAAGTTGGTAACAACTAAGAGGAAGCTATGCACTTTGAACAAATACAAAAGAAAAAGAAACAAATAAAACTAGGCATGAGAGCTATTATGTTTAGAGAACTATCACCAAGAGAATTACAGATATACAGAACAGGATTTAAGAATGGCTACAGACTAGCCGAGACACATCTTGATTATAAAAGCCAAGCACTTATCGAGAGATATAAAATGAAAGAGGATCGAGATAGAATAAAAAAAGAAACAGAATATCATCCTCCTGTTGGTTATGAAATATTTAATAAGATATTAAACACAGTATCTAAACACTTCAATGTATCAACTACAGATATTATGAGTAAAAGAAGATTGCAGTATATGGTTAAACCAAGGTCTGTAATTATAAATTATATTTTAGAACACTATCAAATCTCTACACCTAAACTAGGAGAGTTTTTTAGTTTCGATCATTCAACCATCATACATTACAGACGACAGAAAGTTAGACAGACAGGTATGTGGAAACCTTTAGAATTTATTTGGAAGGATTATGAGATCGTTAAAAAAGAATTGGCTAAGTCCTCGCATAGTTAGGTCTTTTACCTTTACGAGTTCTTCTTTCTGCTCTTTGTTTTCTTGATACAGCTGCACGTCTTTGACTAGGTGACATAGCTCTTGCTTTAGATAAAGGTACACACTTAGGATAGTTTCTTCTTTTCTCACCACCACTACGACCACACTTAGGAAAGCCACCACCTTTCTTTGGGTTAGCAATATCAACCCAGTTGGCTCTTACCCATGATCGTAAACCTTTTGACATTATCTTTTCTTTTTTCTTTTAGGTTTGATTCTACCTGAACATACACCAGCAGCGTACATATTGGCATACGCTGATGGGTATACTTTAAACTTACGCTTTGCAGCGGCTTTACCTCTAGCACAAAGTTTAGCCATTTCTTTTTCTTCCTCTGAGTTTGGCAAAGTCTGCTCTTGTAATCTTGTCCCTAGGAAAAGCTACACGAGCTATCTTCATCTGCTTTGCAGTATATTTTTTCTTACCTTTTTTCTTTGGCATTATTTTTTCTTCTTACCTTTTTTGCCTTTAGCTTTTTTAGCCATAGGCTTTTTCATTTTTTTTCCGTAGTGTCCTGGCATTGTTTGCTCCTATTGTTATATATTTATCGAAACAGCTTTGTGTGTTTTCACCATAGTGTTCACAAAAATGTTTCTTCTCTGCATTTATAATCCATCCACCCTCGTTACTCAAGAGCTGTCTTTTACACATAAGACAATACCCACAAACGATAGTGATGTTTTTACGTGACCAAGTTTTTTTCTTTACCATTTTTTGCATGACCAATAACGAGCAGTGAGTTTGTTTGTTGCAGTAGCACATCTGTGTCTAGCTCTGAAAGATTTACGTCTAGCAGGAGATGACTTCTTGATTGTCATGTTTGCATCTCCGTATCTAATCAATCTAACTTTATTACCTGACTTTGCAAGAACAGCAAACTTTTTAGTTTTAGTTCGTGCATTCTTAGGTTTATTGTACCCTGCAAATCTCTCACCTCTGTATGTTATAGCCATGATTTCATTCTATACTCTTTGAAATAATTTACAACTTTCCATTTATCTTTTTTCTTGAAGTGTTTTTTAAGTGCATACTTTGTGGCTTCTTTTTCTGTGTCCCATATCTCATTTGTGAACAACTCCCATTTGTCGTTCCTCATCCAAATGATACAGTACATTATGGTCTAAGAGTCCAAAGGATCATGAACACAATAGCTATTAAAGCTACTATAGTATTCATAGGAAAAAAAAATTCCATTACTCAGCAACTCCCATAAGCCATAGCATAATAAAAATATAACAGATTGGTTCCATTAGTTTGCTAAAGGATTTTTATTACTTGCTTTGATTTCTTTTATTTCTAATTCTAATACTTGTATTGTTTTCTCTAACACAGATATTTTAACATTTTGGTTTGCTATTTCTTTTACCAGTGGATCAATATCTAAAGCACCTAAGTTACTTAGTTGCTCTTGCATTTCACCATACTTTACAAAACCAGCACCAATAGCACCTAGTACACCGATCAATGCTGCGATACCTGCTAATTGTTCTTTTATTTTACCCATTGTTTAATACCTCTATCTCTCTAATCAGTTGTTCTTTTTGAAGTCTGATATTATTGATTTCATCTTGTTGAATAAAGATTGGATCACTTGATGTATACTGTGTAAGATTTTTTGTATAGATGATCCTATCGTCTGTAATATTGAGTTGATCTTCATATATCTTTCTCTCCTTATAGAATGGCACATTATAAGTCAATAGAATAGAATTGTCTATCATTGCATTCAATTTGATGATATTCTTTACCTGTAAATTTTTGTCGATTTCTTTTATATTTTCGTCAATTTTATCAAGAGTGTTAATTAATGAAGAAGTTTTTTTATCATCTAAAGAAGTGTCTGTGCTGTCAGCTTCAGCTTGTTCTGTTTGTGTTTCTTCTGTCGATGTTTCTGACTCTTTACTTTCTTCCTCGCCAGGCGATTGTTCAACCATTAATGATGATTCCGCCTCCTCCTCAGTTTTATTCTCCTCAAGGAGACTTTCCTCTTCCTCAACAAAAGAACCCATTTGAGTCTCCTTCTTTTCCTCTTCGACAACTGGCTCATTAAACTCCTCTTTAAATTCTTTTTCTAATTTAGGTTCTTCATACATTGATACCATAGGAAACTCCTCTTCAAACTTAAACTCTTCTTCAAGTTTAAACTCTTCTTCAAACTTGACAGTCTCTTCTATCTTTTCAAACTCTCTAAATAATTCTTCATTGGTTGCAGTAAACTCAGTGAGTGTAGCTTCAGGTATTGGACTGTATGTTAGGTCTAACAACGTAGCTGTAAGTTCAGCACCTAATAAGTTTGGACCAATTGCATCTGTACTGTTAGGTGAGTCACCATCTAAACCTGAGAACTCCCAACTCCAGTTTCTTGCACCTGTACTATTATGAATAACTGTATCTGTATAAGTAAAAGTATTTCCGTAATATCCAGCATCATTGTTTCTGTTTTGAGTTACACTATTTAATACAGCTCCTGCATCATCTAAAATTTTTACTGTTGTTGAATAGCTATCTCTTCCTGCTGTATGCTGACCACAGGCATAAGCTGATCCTGACCATTCACAGTTCTGTACTTCTGTTATTGAATTTAATCTAACTCCACCATCTAAACTGTCAGCTGTTGTAGTAAAAGATGCACCATCTGTGGCTTTAATTGTATCAATACCAAGTAATGATCCACTTGCAGATATAGTTCCTGTGCCTTGAATTTCTAATTCATTTCCAAAATCTGTAACACCTGTTGTAGTCCAACCCGTTGAGCCATTTATACCATCAATAGAACCACTAGAGTTTTGATAGCTAGTTTGTCCTGTTCCTGCGTTGGGTAGTAGATTATTGCTTGTTGCTGTTTCTGCTAAAGAAATTGTATGGATTAATATCATCAGCAAATTGATTAATACGATGAATTGCATAACCTACTCCTATTATAAATATTAATAACCAAATCATTTTTTTGTTTCATCAATTACTGGACTAATAATAATAGCGTTAGCTTTTTCATTCGCCTCCTCTATGATCTTCAGTTCTTTGACATACAATTCGTAATCAGGTCTTAGCTTGTCATACTTCTGCCATGCTTTCGTTGCTTGTTTGCCAATCTGTCCTTCAAACGGACATGGTGTACCTGCGTGGTGCATGGCTTGGAATACTCTTTCGTCTTGGCATAGCATAGATACTGCTGCAACTTTCATACCTTGATTAGATAGTTCCCTTGCTAATTTTATTCTTTCACAATTTTTATCTCTGAAATGTTTACCGCCTGAAATACCTAAACCAAATGTTTGAACTCCAGCACTAGCACCTACAGCACAAATATCCATACCTCCAGCTGCTACGTTTGGTGCTGAAGCTGTGGGTGGTGCAGAACGAATGTTAGATGTTGAATTGTTTGTTGTTGTCGAACTAGATGAGCTACCTGATTCGTATGTTGTGGAGTTAGTGTAACCACCTGTTATTGATGTGTTTGATCCGCTTGTGTTATTTTGTGTGGTTGTGGCAATAGCAATAGAAGGCAGTCCTAAAAGAACTAGGCAAAAAACAATAATTAATTTGGCTCGTCTCCTCCACATATATAACCAATCACCTTCTTATCTTTGTACTTATAGTAGTAATGATTAGACATAAAAGTCTTTTTTCTCTTTTCGTACATTGCAACATTAGTATTAAACCAACTACTGCAACTTGTAAATATCTCAAATGTGTCTTGTTTGATGTCTCCACCAAAAGAAAGGTAGAGTAATGTTATCATTATGGGTTTCATCTGCCTTGAGAATTATAGGCTTTCCAAGACTTTTTCTTATGTTTGTTCATGGAAGATGTCTTTGGTCGTCTACCTAGACTTGTTTTTTTTGGTATTCTTTCGTGTGGTAGCTTTTCTAAATTTAGTTTTCTTTTTGCCATATCCTTGTTGTGCTTTCAACGTAACCTTTGTACCAAAAGTTTGAGAAAACATCTTTGTTATCTGATTACTCATTTGCTGAAATTCTTTATTTCACTAGCTTTGATACCATAGATCGCAGCAACTACAGATACCCATAAACCAACTAGCCACCATGGCATTGACTGGAGCTTTTCAAAGAACAGATCCATCTTTTGTTCTATCTTAGGATCATCTGCAAACACAGAGTAAGCTAACATGAAGATGGGGGTAGACAAAACGATAAGTACGAACTCATCTTTCCAGTCTCCCTTCTGATGCTCGAATACTTTACCTTTATATTCTATCTCACCCCTCTTCATCTTCTCTGCGTGAAGTAGTCTAGCTTCTGACAAGGCTTCTTTAGTTTTTTGCTTATCAGAATACAGCTTGGCAGCTGTCTTAATTCCCATACCTAAAACATTAAACCACATTTATTCCATCCATGGCTTGTATTTAACTTTGCCATCCTCCCTGTAAGCTCTTAGTGGTTGATTTCTATTATGATCAGTTGAGTAAGAGCAATGAATCCAGCCTGATGTTGGTTCGTTATCACGATAAAATTCTAATATAAGCTGGTCGTAAGTTAATTCGTTTCTAATCCAAAGAGCTAGTTTTTTGTTATCAACACCTGGTATCTCAAAGTCTGCTGCGGCAGCATTGTTGTCAGCTACGTGCTGACTATTCACTGAACTACCAATCTCTATGCAAAGTTGAGCAGTACGGAAACCACTAGATATAATTAAAGGTTTATCAAAGTGTGATCTAACAGGCTGTAAAATATTTACTGCTAATGCTTTTAAATTTTCTATTTGTGCAGGGTTAGGATTGTTATTAATACCTTTACGTTCTGCAATCTGCGACTTTGTAAGCTCGTCTAAGGATATGTTAGCTGTAAGTTTCATCTGTTGTAATATATCTTAACCTTTAATTTTTTTTGTAGTTCTGTCAAGCCTCTATTTATCAATGATCCTGCCTTTCTAACATACTTATCTTTAGGTGTATAATCAGATTTCCTATAGTTTGCAGTCTTTACATCATAGGCTTGATATTCTCCTGTGGTTAAATCTAAAACTACCATATCTATTGGACCAATACCCATGGCTGGTACGAATACTAATTTATCAGGATCTTTTGCAAATTTGGCTTGTGCAATGAGTTCATTGTAAAGTCCAATTGAAGCTGTATTCCTACTTCTTCCATTCCCTTTTATGGAAGCTGTTTTACTGCGTTTAGCCATTCCATTTAAAAAAACCTATAATGGTCGCTACTAAACCACCAAGAATAACTAGAAAGGCAACTGCACCTTTACCTTTATTCATATCAGCTCTTAGTTCTTTTATATCTTTACGCATTTCATCAATGGCTTTGAACAAAGTTTTCATACGTTCAGCACAAACTTTTTCGTGATAAGATATTCTTACGCTGTTGTTTTTTTCAGCGTACTCACTTATCTCCGCATTTGCAGACGATCTTTTTGATTTTCTTTTTGCAGCCATCTTTAATTTTCTTCCAAATTGTTGTGAGTTCCTCAATGAGGAGTTTAAAAAATTTATCCATGATTACCTCGCTGTTGAAGGAATATCGTTGCTAGATACTAATGGGTGTTCTGCAAAAGCCATGTAGATATATGTTCCACCTGATGCGTTAGAATTTCCACTAGAAGCCGCATTTCTATTTTTGCAGCCATTTGATGTAAAATCCCAATAATTTACTGTACCTTCTGCGGCAGTAGAGTTAGCAAATAAATATTTATCAACTCCATTAAAAGTATTTCTTCCACTATCCCACATCATCCAATCTCCTGTAGTATCTGTTCTTTTGGTCATTAAAAAAGCTGGTTTAAATCCTGTGTAAAGAAA